ACAACAAGAAGCCAAAGCCCTTTATATGGACCGCCAAGGCAAACGACATCCTCGAAAAGGTTACTCGCGCTCAGACCGCACTCAATAAAAGACGATCTGCTTGAGACACTACACTAGAATGGGGCGTCGTGGATGAACTCCGACGAAATTGAGTTGGGAAGCATTAAGCTGGCGCAACAGCACGGATATATATTTCACCAATTTACCGGTTTGTGCGACAGGAACGGCCGCGAGATGTATGAGGGGGATATTGTTTCGATGTATAGCGGTTCGCAAAGGTCAGAAGTATTTTGGGATAAGGAGTTTGGCGGTTGGGCAATTTGGGGGCAAATGGCAAACCAAGCCCCGATAAATCGTTATCTTCTCGTCAATCAAACTTGTGAGGTCATCGGCAACATCCACGAAAACCCTGAACTACTGAAATGAGCTATATCGACATCGGCCTCATGTTTATGTGCTATACCGTCGCGCTGCTCATCGTTCTCTTTGTCCCCGATACTGTGCGCTGTCCCAAATGTGGTGTTTGCATGGAGCCGTATGACGATAAGCGAGATGTTTGCGTAAATCCTAATTGCCCAATAAAACCATGACCCAATCCGAAATCACCGCCGCCAACCACGCATCAGCTCTCGAACAACTGGAGCAGGACGAGCGCAACGAACAGGCGAAAGCTTACATGCAGGCGGAAGAACTCATGCAAGGCCGCCCCGCCCGTCGTCGTTACTTCCCTGAAAACACCAAAGAATATTTCCTTAAAGAGATCGAACGGACGAACGTCGAATCGTCCGAAGAACAAATTAATCATTACGAATAAAGCATAAACATGGAAGACATAAAGGAGTTGGTCAAATACAGCGTGACGGATGCGGCGCTCGAATCGTACCGCGATGAGTTCCTGCCGCTCACCGTCAAGGGACTGGATGATTTGGAGGGCTATGAAAAGGTGAGGGAGGCGCGGCTGTTTATCAAGGGTGAGCGGGTGAACGTTGAGAAGCGCCGGGTGGAGCTAAAGGCCCATAGCCTCGAATACGGCAGGGCGGTAGATGCCGAGGCGAAGCGCATTACGGATGCGATTCTCGAAGTAGAGAATCACCTTATTGCCGAGCAGAAGAAGATCGACGACGAGAAGGCGCGTATGAAGTTCGAAAAGGAGCAGCGCGAGAAGCTGCCGGACCGGAAAGCGAAGGTTGCCGAAATCGGCGCAGAAATCACGGAAGCGGAACTCCTCACATTGGACGACGTTGCATTTGGGGAGGTATTGAATACCCTTATTGCCACGAAGCTTGAACAGCAGCGCGTGGAGCAGGAGGAGCGTGATCGTGCGCTCAAGGCTGAAGCGGAACGGATTGAAGCGGAGAAGAAGGCTATCGAAGACGAGCGTCTTGAGGCAGAACGAGAAGCGCGGCACAAAGCCGAGGTGGAAGAAGCCAGTAGGAAGGCCGCAGAGCAAGCCCGTATTCAGGCGGAAATCGATGCCAAGCGTAAAGGGGATGAGCGCATCGCGGCTGAGGCCGCGGCGAAGGCCGAAGCGGATCGGATTGAAGCTGAGCGACCGGATACGGAGAAGCTCCATTCGTTCGCCGGCACCTTCCGGTTGATCCAGTTCCCCGAGGTCACAAGCAAGAAGGCGCAGGCAAAGGTCGGGCGGATAAAGAAGCTCATCGATGAGATTGTGAGCGAATTGCAGGCTGCATAGGGCGCGTCGAACGCCCATAACAACTAATCACATTTATAAAAGTATGACATTGGCAAAGCAGTTGGCGGACAAGGCGCGCGAGAAAGGCGCCATTGCGGATAAGAACCAGTTCTTCAGCGTGACGGATAAGAAGAAGATCGACGCTGGTGGCGGACAAATGATCGATGTCGAAGTCCCGAACGGTCAGCACCGGGTGAAGATCGTCTCCCAAAAAATCGGGAAAGGAAAAAGCTTTAACGGCGCGGAGCAGGAAGAGCTCCAAATGGTCATTACCGACAACGGCGTAGAGAAGCTGTGGAACATGCCGATCAAGAATGAGGACGGCAATCTCTATTACCTTATTGAGGATCTGGAGGACATCGAGATCGGGGAGGAGTTCTTTGTGGAGGCGTTCAAGTTGAAGAACGGCAAGTATGGCAAGCGCATTTCAAAGGTCGCAGTGCAAGCGTCGGCAGAACACATCCCGACCATACAACTCGATGAGCAAGATGGTGAAGGAGATCGTCCAAGCCTGGGAGCAGGAGAGGATATTTCGCCAGAAGACATTCCTTTCTAGCAAAGACCCATCCGTCATCTACACAACGACGATCTATTGGGGTGGGTCGATGACGGACCCGAACATCAGTTGCACGTGTCCCATGTCCATGTTCCAGCGTAAGCGGTGCCGCCATGCGGAAGAGATGTGGAACGACCTCAGTCCGTTCACGAAGAACGATGTCGTCCATCACTACGAGATAATCGCGAAGCCGTGGTACCAAAAGTCTAATTGAAATCTCAAGGGTCTCCTCTCCCATAAGCACGGGGCAAAAGAGAGGTGGGTGCAATACCTATGGAAAGGCCCTCTCCGAGTTCAGAAGCAAAATGAAAGCAAAATGACACGAACTCATCACACTCTGAGGGAAATGCGCCTCTTCCACGTCAAAAAGCAAGGCGGCGGTGAAAACCGCCGCCGCAAGAGTAGTGAGGAATCGTCGAGTTCTAGCGCTGCGTTCCGGTTTTCTCGGTTCCCTGATTTTGCTGGTTGCCCTGTCCGTCCTTCTTCTGCTGGCCGGGCTGCTGCTGTCCGCCTTGCTGCTGTCCGCCCTGCTTCTCGGGTGGGTTGCCCTGTTGAGGCTGTGATTGTGAACCGGAGCCCGACTGCTGATTGTGACCCTGCTGTTTATCGTCTGCCATGGGTTGTGTACTCCTTACCGTTATTGGATGCGCGCCCGTCGAACCGCGCCCTCCTCCTTTCAAACAAATAATCCACCCCGTTCCAATGATTCAAGATACAAGCCTCTGGGCATATGCCTGCGCGACACAAGACCTCGGCAAGAAACAAAAGGAAGTGTTCGATGCGCTCCGGTTCTTTCCGGACGCCACGAACGCCGAACTCGCCGCGCGGTTGGGATGGCCGGTGAACAGAATCACGCCGCGATGCCTTGAGCTCCGGAAGATGGGACTGATCCTCGACGCCGGCAAGCGGACGTGCAAGGTCACGGGATCGACCGCGCATTGCTGGAAGGCGAAGCACCCGGTGTTGCCGGACGCGTTTACGAACGAAAAAGAGGAACGGCCGGCACCAGCTTCCCCGAGACTTTTCTAAATTACTTCGGCAGGTGCTTTACTCGTGAATTGCGGTTCATGCTCCTCGCAACGTCGTTCAAAAACACGCGAACAATTGGAGTCGTTCCGTCCATAGAAACCGGCGCTATGACATGAATCACTCTGAATTGCTTGTCGCGCCGACTGATGATGCTTCCGACGCTCGGCATCTCGATCGTCCCGCTCGGATCGTCTTCGATGTCCTGTTCTCTCTGGTTGTACAGATAGATGAACCGCCGCGCGCTGCTGTTTGCCACCGCAAACTCCTCTTCAAAATCTTACGCCTCTCACCTTGACTGCGCGGCTATCAACGGTAAAGTTAAATCAAATATCTCCATGCGCGGCCCGCACTACAAAAGCCAAGAATGCAAAGCCAATGACCACAAGGGCTGTGATGGTTTCGTCCCGCGCCAAGAATATAACGACGACAAACTCGCCCGAAGGCTCACGCACGCCGCACAGAAAGATCACGCCCGCATCGTCCGAGACTGGCGGGAGAACAACAGCCACGACCACCCATGCGATTGTCCGTGCGGACATGGCCGGCCGCTTTCAGACAAACCTAGACGCCGGAGGGAATGACATATTTCCAGCGGCGAGGCGCGAAGGGTCATCAGCACCGGTATTTTGTGGATTCGGAAACGAACGACGCGGTCTGCCTCTGCGGGAAGGTGCGTGGGTCGAAGAAGGCTGCGGCCGGCAAATATCACGCAATTCGATGCCAGTACAACGGGTACTTCTATGATTCGAAGTTTGAGGCGCAAACGGCAATGTCACTGGACTGGCGAAAGCGCGCCGGAGACATCAAGGACTGGAAGCGACAGTTCATGATCGAGATCAGGAGCCCGGCCGGCGAGCTGATCCTTACGCATAAGGTGGACTTCCGCATTGAGCACAACGATGAGACCTTCGAGCTTTTGGAGGTCAAAGGGTTCGAGACCCGCGACTGGAAGATTACAAGGCGGCTGATCGAGACGCTATGGCTCCCAGAACATATCGACTACGTCTATACGGTAGCGAAATGAAAGACTAGACCGACTTGAGACCAATATCGACAATCTCATTCCTCAATGCATGGTAGGCGGCATCGAAGGCAATCACATTACTGCGCGCAATCAATGTGTTTGTTGCTTCCAACCATCTGGCGCCTATGTGGGCATTCTCGATTTCATTCGCAATAAATAAACTACTGCCGAGGATTCTTTGAAACTCCTTCGCTGAATCGTTATAGGCCCTTGTTGATGCATTAGTGTCTCCATGTATGTTGAATTTCCAGTCATGGATTTCGAACGCTGTTACGGTCATTTGGCTTAGCAGTTGCTTGCATTCCTCCACGCGCCGATCCCGCAACCACTCTTCCCGTTTCTGCGTCCGCGTGAGAAAAAACGCGAGCAGGGCACCGACTACTACGCCGCCAAGGGTGAACAGGCCACCTTCCATTCGGATCTCCTGTGGATTGACATACGTCGCCCATATCTTACAATTAAAGCATCCCCTAAATCCATGACATCCAAGTACTTCAAGGCATCCGTGCGTCTCCTGTGCGTCATTGCGCTGACTTTTGTCGTGGCGACCGCCATCGTCGAAACCCTTATCCATCTCTCATAAATGCTCCAGATATTCGCCCGCTGGTGGGCCAAGAAAAAGTACGTATTCAGCCAGCTCATGGAGGCTGAAACTAATCTGCTGAACGCCGGCCTTTCGCTCCGCCTCTCCACAGAAAAGCGGGCGCTCATCGAGAAGCTGAACAGGGAAGCCGACGAGATGGACGCTCGGATCAAGGAGGTGAGCGAGATGGAGGAGAAGGGCTATTGGGTTTGCGAGAACGGGCACGAGCACGGTACCTCTGCGCTCTCAACCGAGATCGGGAAGGAGCATATATGTCTCGACTGCCGCGAATCTGTGAAGCTCATCAAGCGCGATCAGATGACCGGACAGGAGAAGTACGAGTCTGACAAGGAGCGCAAGGAGGCCGAAGACATTGCCAAGTCAAAGCGCGATCAGGCGAAGGCCGAGGAAGAGAACGCCGCGAATGGCGAGAAGACGGCAAAATACTTCCAAGGGCTCGCCCAGAACAACCGGACGATAGCGGAGCGGATACAACACCTATGATCTCATTCCCGATGAAAAGGTCGAGACAAATCTAACTATCAAAACAATGGCAGATTACGAAGCAGCGCCGGGCGGCGGCATCAAGGAAGCAGGAACCGAGCAGCCGCCCGTTGAGCCGAAGAAGGATGACGCCGGACTTGAGCCCGCGGCTCGGGCGACTCCGGAAGAAGTTGCGACTGAGGCCGCGCCGACTGCGGAGCCGGAAACGGCCACCGCTCCAGATGCGGAAGCAGAAGAGAAGACCGAAGAGGAAGCGTCCGACACGGATAAAGCCGCGGAGGGCGAGAAATCCCCGGAGGCAGAAGAGAAGACCGAAAACTAATCACAGGCCGGGAACGCGAACCAGTAATGGCGCGGCAGGAAACAATCGGCGGAAACCGATCTAGACGGTATTTTGCCCGAACAAGGCACTTCTACCTGCGCAACCGCCCCATCCGTCGGGCAAAGGGGCTTCTCGGTTGGCAACCTCACCCATTTTCAATATGAAGAACAAGACCAAGACCAAATCTGAGCCGTTGGCCGATAAATTCACGCCGCTTGCCGAAAAAACGTACATGGTGACGGATCAATGCTTCTGGGAGACGAACAAACCGGAAAACTACAATCCGCTCGATCCGAAGCGCGCGCCACACGCGATCACACTGGTAGATGTGGAGACGGGCAGCATCGTTCTACTCAAGAGCGGCAGCATTATTCAGGTAATCGAACCGAAGGAATGATCGAACACTACACCATAAAATTCGGGCCGGCCGTGAGCCAGAAGGAGCTTGAGAAGTCATTGAACGAGGAACTGACTCCTGAGCAGGTTGCTAGACTCCATCTCATGAAGGGCCGTATTGATTTCATTTGCGACTACAGCGACATCAAGACGCTGGTGGCGATGCTTAAATCATTGGGGAAAAGCGGTGCGCACTAATCAGTAATCTAATTGGCTTTCTTAAAGGTGATACCATCCACGCCCTCGAAGGCCTTTCCGAAGGTAGTGGCGATAGATTCTTTGAACTTTTCTGCGGCGGCATTACTAGCCGCCGCTTTCAGATCTCCCCAACGCCCAAGTTCAGCGCCACAACCTGAGCAGGTGACAGGACTGTCATCGGTAGCATCGTCTGGAATCGGAGTTGATTGCTGCCGCACTCGCTGCATTTTACGAAGATCTCAGCTTTGCCTAATGGAGTAATTGTCATGTCCCACACCTCCCGACCATCGTATCAGGCAGGTGCCTTCTCCGATGCGATCTGATCTTCCGCGCGGCCAGTACACCGACATCTTGCGAAAACCAGCCATTGCGCTAGGGTTAGGAAAACCTCCCATCGGCGCCATGCCACCCTTATCCACAAAAACCAAGCACTATCATCGCGAGCGCATCCGTAGCCTGATCGTACAGAATCCGCATATCAGCGCCGAGGGCATTCGGAAAGCGCTTGAGCTTCAGAGATTGACGCTCGACCGCCATTACATCGGCTCGCTGCTCAAGGCGATTCATACAGAGCGCGCCAAGCGCGCCGATACATGGACGCTTAACGTCGCGCTCGCGTCGTTTCAAGACGCCATGTCAGAGATTGCCCGTGTCGGCTGGACGATTGCGAATAACGAGTTCACGCCCGGACGCGACCGTGCAGCAGCCCTCCGAGAGATAAGGGAAGCCTATAACGCAGCATTTGAAAAAATGTTCGACGCCGGCGTCTTCGAGCGCAAGCTCGGCACTCTCGATGCCACGATCCGCAATACACCGCTTACAGATGACAAGAAGCAGGCCATAGCGGCCGTTTTCACGAACTGGGGCCTCATCGCACCGGAGCAGCCGAAGGCCCTTGTAGCCCCGAATCAGGCCGAAACCGAAGCCCCAAAGGAGGATGCCGCCCGAACCACCACGACTCAGCCTTAGCCTCGCCTTCGACAACTTCGAAGGCCGCAAGGAGAGCCGAAAGACGCTCCTCGGCTTTTCGCTGATCTACCTCACGGGCTACTTCACCGACCCACCGGCCACGTTCCACGCACAGCTTGTCCACGCCCTTGAGGACGAGGCTGAGCGCCGGGTCCTCATCCTCGGCTTCCGCGGCTCCGGTAAGAGCACCTTCGGCTCTTTGGCGCTTCCCTTGTGGGCCGCGCTCGAATACCCGGAGAAATACCCCTTCATCATCCTCATCGCCGACTCGTCCCGTCAGGCGACTTTGAACATCTCCGCGATCAAGCACGAGCTCGAAACGAACTCCCTCATCAAGCAGGACTACGGCGAGATCAAAGGCAATGTCATCGAGGACTTCACTCTTCAGGGCGAAGGCGAGGAGTGGCAGAAGCAGAACATCGTCCTTTCGAACGGCGTAAGGATCTTGGCCCGGTCGCGCGGGCAGAAGGTCCGCGGACTGCGCCACCTCCAGTACCGACCGAAGCTCATCGTCGTGGACGACCCGGAGGACGGCGAATGGGTCCGCACGAAGGAGAACCGCGACAAGACCGATCGGTGGCTCCACAGCGAGATCATGCCGGGCTTGGACGCCCGGAAGGGGAAGCTTGTCGTCATCGGGAACCTCTTGCACATGGACGCGCTCCTCTCACGTCTCAGAGCGCCGGGCACGGGCTTCACTGTTCTCGAATTTCCGCTGATCGACAAGGACGGCATTTGCACGTGGCCCGCGATGTACCCCACGGAGCAAAGTCTGAAGGACAAAGAGCGAGACATGGGAGCCATACCGTGGCAGCGGGAGATGCTCCTGAAGATCGTCTCTGACGACGAAGCGATCATCAAGCCCGAGGACATCCACTACTACGACGAGTTCCCGAAAGGCATCGCGGCGATCAAGGGCCACGGGATAGACCTTGCGATCAGCCAAAAAGAAGGCGCGGATTTCACGGCGATCGCGAGCGGGGAAGTGTTCTACGTCGATCACGCGCCGAAGATCTATATCCGGCCGAAACCGTACAACCAGCACGTCACGTTCCACAGCTTCCTGCAGAAGGTCCGGAGTATGCCGGGCGAGCTCGGCGGCGCGAACCTGTTCTTCGTGGAGGACGTGGCGTACCAGAAGGCCGCGATACAGGAGATGGAGCGCGCGCTCTTACCCGTGATCCCGATGAAGCCGCAAGGCGACAAGCGCGCGAGGCTTCAAGTGGTGGCGCCGTACATCAAGAACGGCACGGTGCTATTCCCGCGCGCCGGATGCGAGGAACTGCTGGGGCAGATGTTCAATCTCGGCGTCGAGTCGCACGATGACATGTGCCTAGATGGCGATACAGAAGTGCTGACAGAGCGCGGAAACGTGCCTATACGCGACGTTCGCCCCGGAGATCGGGTAATGACCCGTAAGGGCTATAAACGCGTCCTATGGGCAGGAATGACTGGAATACAGCCCGTTATAACTCGCTTCGGATTGACTGGGACGCCAGATCATCCAGTGATTACGCCGCGCGGAGTTATCCCTCTTGCAAATATGCGTGAATCCGACATGATTTATGTATGGAACAGAAAGGAGGACTACATCTCGGAAATAAAAGCGGGAAGTGCAAAGTATGCGGCAAAGAGTTTCGATACTACGCTTGCGAGCGCACCGGAAGGTTTTGTTCCCGCGAATGTGCAGGCAAGGTTTCGATTCGCAATCTCGGTCAGCGATTCAAGGGACACAAATGGAGTCCCGAAATGCGGGCGCGGTTTTCCGCCGCTTCCTCTGGCGAGAATCATTGGCGCTGGAAAGGCGATGCTGTCCATTATGAATCGGTGGATTGGGCGAACCCGCCTCCTGCCATTCTTTACGATGGCAAAGTCTACCGCCGCAAATCTGAAGCTGAACAGCGCGCTCATCGCGTTTACTACTGGCGGCATGACGGCAATCACAAATCTCCCGTCTCCCTTCACCGCCAACTTTGGATCGACAACTTTGGTCCGATCGACCGCTCTACTCACGTCCATCACAAAGATGGAAATCCCCTCAACAACCGCATCTCTAATCTCGCCCCCAAAGACGGGGCAAAGCACATCTCCGATCACATGCGCACGCGCACGCCACAACAGATTCGAGAATCCCGGCGAAATATGCTTCTCAATGTCATCCCGGCAGCAGCAGCGTGGCACAAGAGCGGAGCAGGCCGAAAGTGGCACCGCGACCATCCGCAAGGATTCGTCCGCAAGGCCCGTCTACAATCTTCTCGTTGAAGGCGCACACGAATTCTTTGCGAACGGCATCCTCGTTCACAACTGCGACGGCTTGGTTTATCTCTTGCAGGGGCTTGTCAATCAGGGGTTGGAGCTGCCGAAGATTCACTGGATCGAGACGTGAGATCGGCGTAGAAGGGACGATTGTTCACATCACTCAGTGTAGACGAAAAGCCTCATTGGATTTCAGGTGGAGCGTTTCATTATCTTCGAGGGTGGCGATCAGCTCCTGCTCCAGACGAAGAACGTCGCCCTGAGCATTAATGGCCAATTGGGAGATGCTCACGATGCCATATTTCATCCCGGCCTGTTCGATCTCCAACAGTGTTGCTATTAGTCTTGCGGCGTCTACCATAGATGAGCCTCCTCACCGCCGGTCTCAACACTTTGCCATGATGATGGTAATGCGACGTCTTGGGACGCCGAAGAGTTGCAAACGCCGCGGGGCATATCATCAGCGATTCCGGTTACTATCGTACCTGCATGACAAAAAGACGGGGTCACTGAGTTACACTATTTCCCATGATGAATGAAATCCTTACCTCAATTGATTCCGAGATCAGCATCCTCAAACAAGCCCGCGCCTTACTGACCGGCAACAGCGCCAGCCGCGGTGGCCCCGTATCGTCCGGCCATACCGCGAAGCGCAAGTTTACGATGAGCGCGGAAGGACGCGAGAAGATCGCCGCGGCACAGCGCAAGAGATGGGCGAAGCAGAAGAAGGCGGCGAAGTAAGCAGCCGTTATCCACTCTTGCCGAATGCAGCGGAGTTGCTACGCTGAAGCTAATCCCTCCCAAATGCTCACCGCGCTAGAAGTCAAGCGTGTGCCCCACTCCGAAGACCTCCTTCATCCCGGCGAGTTTGTTTTCATTCCCAAGCGCGAGCCGATCCGGAGATTTCATAGCGAACCGATAGAGCCGCCTGCCGACAAGCAGGGTGGAACGATGATTGGAGATGCCTTCCGCTATTGGAAGTGGAGGCTATTCAGCCCGAAGTACGAGATCAAACAAATCGTCGAGCTTCTCTGGCCTGAGATCGACACGGTCATCATCAACTGCCCGGATTGCAACGGCCCGCTCGCCACGACCGGCCAGCACAAGATCACGAGTCTCGAACCGCTCACCATCGAGACGCCGCTCACGTGTCCCTACACGAAGACGCACACCTTCCAGATCGAGCAGGGAAAAATCATCACCGCGTAGATGATTGACGACGAGATTCTCAGTGGGGCTAGTCGAAAAAGCCGCGAAGAACGGGTGGGACGCATCAGCTTTTATCCCCGCGTTTCCGAAGCGTGGGAAGGTGGAAGCTGGTCTGCGCGCAATGTTGAGAGCAAGAGCCACCAATATTCTGTTCTCTCATGATTTCGCGAAAGCGTTTTGGGGTTCGGAATGGGTAGATGAATATGGTGACACCTACGCCGAGTACAAGTTGGAAATCAAAAAGGGCATGCACTATCCGATCGGCTACGAATGGCACGACCGAGATTTAAAGTGGGGATTTTGCCTCAAGGCTCTGGTGCTTACCGCGCCTGAAAAAAGGCTGAAGTATATCGAACAATTCCTTTAATCAATGGCGCAAGCCACTCCCAAACAACCTCGTTCCCTCACTTCAAAAGCTCCGAGCTGGCCCGCTCGCCAGCTTCGAAAGCTCATCACCCGTATCGACCCGGAGCTCTACGAGCAGCCGCAGGGCGGTCTCACCTTCTCGCGTTACGGCTTGACGAAGTCCGCAGGCGGTACGTTCGGCGACATCGACACGAGCGGCAACCAGTTCGCCATTGAGCGTCCGGGCGGCGGACATCACATCGATGCGGAGAAAGCACTCGCGAACAACCGCGGATATGTCTATGCGGCGGTGAACGCGAAAGCCCGCGAAGTCCAGAACATCGACTTCCGCTTGTTCGAAGTGAAGGGCGAAGACCACAAGGAGAAGACCCAGCACGATCTGCTCGACCTTTTGGATAGCGTGAACCCGGACATGATCGGGTCGGAACTGAAGTACCTCACGTCGTCTCACCTCGACCTCGTCGGCAATTGTTACTGGCTCCTCACCGACAAGAGCGGCAAGCCGGTGAAGGATGACCTCACGAAGCCCGAGGCGATCTATCTCCTCGACCCGTCGAAGATTCATCCGGTCATCGACCGGGACCATTTCCCGTTCCGCATCACCGGCTACAAGATGAAGCTCGAATCGAGGAACATCATCTTCGATCCGGGTTGCATCATCCACTTCCGCTCGCCGGACCCGATGAACTTCTTTGAGGGCCGCGGCATCGTGCAGGCGGGCGCGGAGTATATCGACAATGATAACTATGCGATGGAGTTCAACCGCAAGTTCTTCATCAATGGCGCCCGGCCGGCAGGCTTCCTTGAGACCGACATGGTCTCCGAAACGCAGGTTGAGTCCCTGAAGATCGGTTTCATGGACGTTCACGGCGGCATCGACAACATGCAGCGCATCGGCGTGCTCCCGAAGGGTGTGAAGTGGACGCCCGCCGGCACGAATCCGAAGGACATGGACTTCAAGAACCTCTCCGAGGACATGAGGGATCGCATCCTTGCGCTTTTCGGAGTGTCGAAGACGATACTCGGAACCGCCGAATCAGATACTAATCGCAGTACCGCGGAGACAGCGGACTACGTCTTTTCGAAGCGCGTCGTGAAGCCGCATATGCAGCGCATCTGCGATTTCCTGAACGAGAAGCTCGTGCCGCGTTACGGGGATGACCTGTACATCAGCTTCATCGATCCTGTGCCGGAGGATCGCGGCGCGCGGACGGTTGAGATGCAGGCGGTGGTAGCCAGCCAGCCGATCCTCACGATCAACGAAGCCCGTGACGAGTTCATGGGGCTTGGGCCGGTCGAAGGCGGCGATGTGCTTATGAGCCCGACGACCATGCAACCGTCAGGCGAGCCTGTGGGTGATGGCGATGTGACGCCCGAAGCCGCGGGCGGACATCCGGACAAGGCGCTTCGCAAGGCTATCGAGGCGAAGGTCCAAAAGGCCGCGAACGGCGCAAGGGTGGCCTTCCGGCCGATACGGACCAAGCTCGCCGCACGTGCAAAGGCCCGCGTCGCGATGACGGAGTCGCTCACCGAGAAGATCACCGAGGAACTGAAGAAGAGGCTCGCTAATCCCACGAAGCAGTTTGTCTCGACGAAGGAGCAGGATGAGACGCGTTGGAAAGAGTTCAGCGAGTATACGCAAGCAGCGGAAAAAGAGATCACGGAGACGGTCCGCAAGATCAACGATGAGCAGAAGAAGGAAGTGCTCGCCAATCTTCCCGCCGCCATTCAGAAGGGCATTGACCCCTCAAAGCTTTTCAATATCGACAATTGGATCTCTATCACGACGAACGCCGTGACGCCGATCATGGAGACGCTCTTCGAACATCAGGCCCGGAGCGCGGCGGCGGAGATCGGCAAGCCGGAGCTGAACCCTTTCAACGACACGACGCGAGCGACCGTGAAGGCCTCTGTCCAGCGGATGGCCGAGAGCTACCAGCAGACGACGCTTGAAGTGCTTGAGACGAAGATCAACGACGGCCTCCAGTCCGGCGCGTCGCTTTCGGACATCACGAAGACGGTCGAGGAAATCTACGAATGGAGCGACGAGAAGCGCGCGGCGATGGTCGCGAAGACCGAATCCTTCCGGACGGCGAACGATGCCTTGAAGACCGCGTGGAAGCAGTCCGGCGTCGTGAAGACCGTCCGCTGGTATACGAGCGAGCTTTCGAACGTGTGCGGCTTTTGTCAGGCGATGGACGGGAAGACGATCGGTATCGACGACAACTTCTTTGAGAACGGGTCAAGCCTCACCGTTGGTGAAGGAGACGACGCGAAGACGATGTCCCTCGACTATGGTGATGTGAGTTCACCGCCATTACATCCGCTGTGTTCATGCTATCTCCGTCCTCAAGATATACAGATTTAACAACACGAAATGGAACAGGTAACAAGACTCAACTATCCATGGCGCGGTCGAATAGTGAAACTCAAGAGAGTTCATGTTGCGTGCGCTTATTGCGGTGCGGATCTTCTTCGCAGTACGACGCGCGCAAAGCGCAGATGTTTTTGTAACGGTTCCGAAGCTCTCAAGTATGGCTACGAAAACAAGCTCATCGACCCGATGAAGGTAGTGAGCGCCGCGCGTGAAGTGTTAGAGAGACAACAGTGGCGACGAGGTGTTCCCAACCCAAAGGTTGCCGGCGCGCTCAATCCCTCCAAGCGACCAGAATCCCGCGCAAAGATCAGCGCAGCGAAGCTGGAGCGCAATTGGATGCGAGGTAGAACAGGCAAACTCCATCACAATTGGCTTGGTGGCAAAATCTGGTGGCGCGGCAAAGAATGGGATGCGCTCAAGCTTCGCATCCGTGCCCGTGATGGTTTCATGTGTGCCGAATGCGACATGGCTGAGTGGCAACACAAGGACAGATGCGGTCATCCGCTCCATGTCCACCACATCATTGCGTATCGTATTTCCCACGACAATTCGCCGCTGAACCTTATTACGCTCTGCGATTCCTGTCACGGTAAGAAAAGATCAGAAGAGAACGCCCTGATCGAACAGGTGCGACCACTACTCGCCCTCGTATGACATTAGACAGCGTACAGAATTTCATTAAGCTCACTGTGAGCACCGGCTACGGCGAGACCGATACGACGATAGTTCTCACGTCCGGCGGCTCCTCTCTTCCTTCGCCGTCCTTCAACGTCACGTGGTGGAACTCAACCGACTATCCGGACCCCTCTGACGATCCGAACGCAGAGCTCGTCCGGATCACCGCCGTTTCCGGCAACACGCTCACCGTAGTCCGCGCGCAAGAAGGAACCGCCGCTTCGACGAAGAACACCGCCGGAAAGACCTACACGCTCATCCTCGGCATCACCGCGAAGATGATTACGGACATCGGCTCCAATCTTCAGAAGCCGTGGCGCCTCGTAAATGTGGACGGGGACATAGACGGCACGAATACCACATTCACCCTCGACGGCGGCATTGAGCCGTTCGATCCGAACTCAATCCAGATCTCGCTCGCGCGTCAGCCGCAGATTCAGGGTATTGACTACACGTTCTCAGGCACTACGATTAGCTATATAACCCCTCCCGACGCCTCACTCGCAGGCGAACCACATATCGCACAGTACCAATGACCATCCACCTCAAGATCAACCTGCGCAAGGCCGCGCTCATCGCGGTCGCGGTCCTTGCCGTGCTTGGCCTCATCTGGGCCGTCGATGCCATAGCGTCGCCCTATCCAACAGGAGTTGGTGGAACGGGCACGCAATCAGCTCCCGCATCCGGGCAAACGCTTATCGGTACCGGATCGAGCTCGTATACGCCCGGATACCTCCTTTGCAGCGGGAACTGCTCCGTACAAAGCGCGAGCGGCACGATCACGATCAGCGTCCCGCCTCAAACCACCTCGACCGTCACGATCTACCCGGTAAGCGCTGCGACGAGTTCGTTCTCGATTGTGGGCGACGGTTCGTACATTACAGTCACGAACCCCGCGACCTCGACGATCAAAATATCCCTGTCAACCGTACAAGTGCTCCAGCTCATTTCGGCAGCCTCTCCTCTTACGTACACCAGTTCGACCGGCCAGTTTTCCTGCGCCTCCTGTCTTACGTCCCTGAATGGCGCACTCCTCGTCACGAATAATCTCTCGGATGTGGCCTCGACGACCGCCGCGCGGAGCAACCTCGGCCTCGGCTCGATCGCCACCTACAGCAAGACCGACTACCTCACGTCGAGCACCGTCTACGTTTCGAGCGTGAATGGATCAAGCGGAGCCGTTACGATCACGTCCTCCTCGCTTGGCGTCACGCCGTTTGCCACAACCTCAATAAACGGCACTCCGGCCCTCGCATTCCATATCGTCGGCGACGGGATGACGATCACCTCGACAGTTTCCGGAGCGACAACGACATTCTCCGTAATCCCCGGCGTCTTTCTTACCTCTGCCTCCGGCACGGCGGAGTTCTACCCGCTCTCTGGCAATCCTTCAGGGTTCACATCAACGACCATTCAAAGCGTCCTTAATTCTTTGTCTGCTGCAGGATGCCTCACCTATTCCACTTCCACGGGAGTCTTCACGGCGAACTGTCTTTCCACTTCCACGGCGGCCACAACCTACGTCCCCTACACGGGTGCGACGGGCAACGTAAACCTCGGCTCCAATTCCTTTTCCGCTGCAAATGGGACATTCAATAATGTGGTGAACATCGGAACTTCCACCGCTTACGCGATTGCACCCCTAAACATCACCGTAGCGACGAGTAACTCGGCATTTGTTCCGATTCAGACTTATTCAGTGCAGGATAATGCCGGTTCTAACAGACTAGACCAGATTGTTTTTGAAGGAGGAGCCACTTCCGCACGGGGAGGTAAAATAGCATTTAGTGAACCGACGGGGACAGGGGCGCTTGGCTTAAATATGGAACAGATCATCTTCGGTTTAAGTCATCTTTATATCGAACAGACTTCCACAAATCCCATTGGATTTTATACGAACCAAGTCCAGCGGGTTACCATTCAGGGTAATGGCAATACGGACTTCGGAACAGTTACTGATGATGGGAATACCGTCCATATTTCTGGGAATGCTGATATGACTGGCGCACTCGCCGTCGGCACTACGACCACAAGCACGGCGACGCTAAATGATAATGGAAGCTTATACGTAGCCACAACTTCAACCCTGAACGGCACGACGACTGCTTCGGGCGGAATTGTGAACGCATCCGGCACCCACATCGGCGCGACCTATGCCGAGCTTGTGTCGCCGGTCGCGGGAGAAGGCGACTTCACCTCGATTCAGCCCGCGATCACCGCTGACTGTGCGCTCGCATCGCCGGGAATCGTGTATGTGAAAAACGGCATCTACGACCTCGGTTCTACGGGACTTACCGTGCCCTCGACGTGCGCGGGCTTCGGGCTGTTCGGAGAAGTGGAATCAAGTACCCGCATCACGTACGAGGGGTCGGGCACCGCGATCAATCTCGGCGACAACTCCGGCTCGATCACGAAAGCGAACGTCGGTAACTTCTCGATCGTGGGATCGTCTTCGGGCCTTATCGGATTGAACGTCGAACGGGCGCAGGTGTCGAACATCCACGACCTCTACGTCACGGGCTTCACGAAAACCGCGACCTCCTCCGCGCTTCAAGGAAAGGGCATCGTGTTTTCAGGCGACAGCACTCTCAATGCGGATAACTACACGTCGAACGTCCACGAGGATCACAACGACATTGACCTTCTCGTGGCATCGACTTCGAATGCCAACTATTTCACCGGGCTTGACCTTTACGGGCAGACCAATCCTTCGTCCACGCTCTTGGAAGTGGTGAACGGTGTGGGCAATACTTTTGACATCTCAAACCTCTCCTCCGCGACGAACGGGGCGGTCATCAACACGTCGGGCAACATTGTGAATATCGGCTACGGTGAGCTTTTGACGAACGAGCTCGTGTTTGGGAGTTCTGCGACTGACAACTTCGCCATCGAGCAGGTGTTCAGCAACGTCACCTCGACCTTGACCGACAACAGCTCCGGCGGCACGAATGATGTCTTTGTGATGAACGGGAACACGATACTCGCCTCGACGACGGTCACGAGCGGTGGTCTCACGGTCACGAACGGGCAAGGCAACTTCTCCTCATCCGGCAACGGCGCGCTCAACAGCTTCCGGGGATCGACGGGCAATTACGACACGCAGTGCGTGGGAACAGGATCGACGGCGTGGTGGTGCGAACAGCTTAGTCCCGATGGCACGAACGACCTCAAAATCGTTGATTCGCAGGACGGCGGCGCAATCCTTGAAGGGGACACGAACGGCACGACGACCATCGGCAACTCCGGGTCGGGGAGCGCGATCGTGATAGGCGGTACGAGCACGAAAGTTGATGTGCCGAGTGTCACGTCCTCGATTGTTGCTACCGATGGGAGTGGAAATTTAGTGCCAGTGAATACGAGCAATCCGCAATATAAGTGGGTGAAACCTTATCAATGGGTAGTGGCGGCGACGAACGCTACGTCAGCGTCTAAGAACACAGTGTATTCCGAAGAGTTTGAACTTCCCTTTGCGGAGAATGTGTGTGGCATTACATTCGTAGGGGGCGCGAGTACGAGCACAGCGTGGGTTTGGGGCGCAATTTCGGGAATGGCATCAACAAGTACCGATACCAATTCCTCCCTTTCGGTCCTCGCGAGTGCAACCACGACGGAGGCTGGATTTGCAGCAAATCAATCCATCCCCATCACTCTGCCGACGACGATGCTCGCGGGGGGCCGGTATTATCTCAACCTCCAATTGACCGACACCACCTCATCTTATCAACGATATGGAAACCAAACCCAAGTCACGGGTTGGACGCAAACGTGGACGAACGCTAGCACGTCTACATTTCCTACAAACATACCCGTTTCGGTTACGAATACCCCATCTAATTTTCCTGGAGCGGTAGTACAGTTCTGCTCAAACGCGACGCCATGATCAATACACTTCTCATCTGGTTCGGTCTTCGCTCAAAGTGCTGTGGCGCCCCGATTTATGATTGGGATTCCAAAAAGTCGTTCTGCTCAAAGTGCGAAAGCGCAAGCTAATGTACGGATTCTCCGGCTACGCCACGAACGTTTACGCCTCGGAACGCGAGACCCCTTCAGCGGCTCCGCTTGTCGTGCTCGGTATGCGGATCGTCGCAAACAGCTACGGCGTGATGAGAACACTCGTGCTGCGGTTCAGGACGCTCACGCTCTCCAATCCGTCGAGCAACCAGCGAACACTCGAACTATGATCCTTCAGCCTCAGATCGTCGGGCAGGGCGACTACGGATACAAGATCCCATTCACGCTTCAAGACGGCAACGGCAATGCCGTGGATTTGACCGACGCGGCGCTCGTCATCAACGTGCAGGACAGCCAAGATGCCGAGGATGAGCTGCTTTTCACCGGCTCCATGACGATGGATACGGCCGCCGACGGGACGTGCCACTATACGGTCGCACAAGGGAACTTCCCGAGCCCCGGCACGTTCCTCGCGCAGATCACGGCCACATGGTCAGCGACCGAACAGCTCACTTGGTCGGGAATAAAGATCATCGTCGAGCCTCAACTGCCCCGCGCGAACTGAGTTATGCACACCCCTCGTCATTGCGCCCATTTCACCCGTTGCTATGCTGAAGGCAACATAGGGTCGAATCCTATGAAATGAACGAACCCCTCAAGGAATTCTCCCAAAAGATCGCCGATGACATCAAGGCGGCTTTAGCGTCCCAACAGACAGAAGAGTTCATCAAGACCGTCAAAGCGTCCGGGGAAGACCGGACATTTGAAGTCGTGATGAGCACGGCCGACGAAGACCGTCAGGGCGACGAGCTCGACCAGTCCAAGTGGGACCTAAAATATTTCGACCTCAATCCCGTCGTTCTCTGGGCGCACAATTATTCCTCGTTCCCCATCGGCATCGTTACTGACATTCAGATTCAAGGTAACAAGGCGATCGCTACGGGCAAATTCGCGCCGGCAGGGGTGAATCCCGAGGCGGACATGGCCTGCGCGCTCTACCAGCAGAAGATCCTACGCGCCGTCTCCCCCGGCTACATCCAGAACGACGACGGAACCCGCGAACTCCTCGAATTGAGCTTCTGTCCGGTGCCCGCCGGCAAGTTCGCCCTCTCATTGCGCCAAGTGAGCGCGCTCGGAGTGTCCACGCAAGAGCTCGTGACGAAGGGCTATTTCTACGAGGCAAAAGGCGCCGTCGCTTACAAGGACCACGGCACCGCGGATCCCGATGAAGCATGGGACGGCCCTGCGGAAGTAAAAGCGTGCGGCGATGACATGGACAAGCTGAAGTCCATCTGCGCGTGGTTCGATTCAGACAATGCCGACGTCAAATCCGCCTATAAGCTCCCCCATCACCGTGCCTCCGACCTCAAGGCAGTTTGGAACGGAGTGAAAGCAGCGGCCGCCGCCTTACAAGGTGGAAGAGGGGGAGTTGATATTCCATCCGGCGACATCGCCAGAGTAAAGGCTCATATTGCGTCGCATTACAAGGAGTTCGGCAAGACACCGCCGTGGGAAGAGAAATCGGAGAAGACCGAACGGGTCGGCGATACGTGTGAGCTTGAGGATGGGACACCCGGAACGCTCACGGAAAATCCCGACAGTCCCGGAACACTCATATGCGTCCCCAACGAAAAGTCACAGAAAAACTCCAACACATCAATGAAAGACGAACTTAAGAACAACTTCAAAGCAGAACACGAACGGCACCAGAAGGCCTTTGCGAAGGCGATTGATGAGTTCAAGGGCATTGATGAGTTCGAGAAGTCGATCGACGGCGAGCAGGACGAGCACCTTACGAACACGATGAAGGCCATCGACGAGGGATACGAGCTTCAAGATCAAAAGAAGTCCATTGACGACTTCAAATCAGCCATGCAGGAGGAGCACCTCACTCATGTGAAGGCGTCCGACAAGGCTATTGATGAGTTCAAGTCAGCCCACGAGGCGGCCGACGGAGACGACGAGAAAACAAAGGCAATCGAAGAGTTCACGAAAGCGGTAGGCGAGGAACTTGACCGCCATGAGAAAGCGCATAAGGAGCTTTGTGAAGCTGAGTTCGGCGGCGGCGACGATGACGAAAAGAAGTCCTTAGATATTGGTGTCTCCGTTGGTGACTTGACGGATGAAGACCTCGTTAAAGTCATGCAGAAAGCCGGCCGGGCCATTTCCGCCAAGAACAAGGAGAAACTGAAAGCCATCTTGGAAAAGATGGATTCCCACCACAACGATGTCACCGCGGCCCTTAAGGAGCTTATCGGCTCCGACGAAGGCGACGGAGGGGAGGAACCTTCCCCGAAGCCTGAAGGCGAAAAGCCCGAGGGCGACGAGAAGGCCCTGAACTCAAGGTCGAGCACCTCAGGAGCAGCAGCCGAGCTGGAGACTTACCTCTTCACTCAGCGGCTCGTGAGGCAGGTCAAAACTGCTTCGGAGGGTGCTCTTCGTCAGATCAATGAAAAGATCAGGCTTGCGCGTTCTTCGGGCAGATAGACCTACAACCCACAACCTAATCAGTGGAAACTGAAAAGATTTTGAAGTCAGTTGAAGAGACCGTAAAGACGGGCTTCAACGACTTCATGGAGAAATCCCTCGTCCCTACGATGGAGGAGATCTCCGTAAAGAATGCCCGCAAGGTGGTCGAGATGGCGCTTATCGAGCGATCGGTAAAGGGCCGCGACATCACCGGACTGGACACGGAGCAGAAGATCGCGTTCGCGAAGCAGGTGCAGGCCGTCTTCCGCGGCAACAAGGAAGGCGCGTTGCGCATGAAGGCGAACGAGGCGCTCATTGAGGAGCAGGACAACCGCGGCGGCTACTTGGTCGAACCGGAAGTTGCGGCAGCGATCCTTCGTATCGCCGCTTCGGTCGGTACGATCATGAAGCAGTGCCAGCAGTGGCCGATGAAGACCGATGAATTGGGCATCCCCAATTACACCGGCTCCTTCCTCACCGGCTCTTACGTCGGCGTGGACCTCCCCGGCACGGTCACCGGACTCACGTTCGGACAGGCCGTCCTCATCGCCCGCAAGTGGCAGCTCGCGTTCACCGTCGGCAACGACCTTTTGGCCGATGCCTCGGTGCAGCTCGCGGACTGGCTCATGGCGATGGCAGGCGAGGCGCTCGCGAACATGGTTGACCAGCAGGGATTCGTTGGTGGCACTCCGTCCACCGCTCCGGGTCCTTTCGTCGGCATCCTGAACACCGCGAACGTCAACACGTACACGCTGGCTTCAGGCAGCACGACATACGCGAAGTTCAATCCGGTCACGGACGCGCAGAACGTCATCGCAACCCTCGAAGAGTCCATCTTGGACGGCGCCGCATGGTACATGCACCGCACCGTCTGGGCTGCGATCGCTTCGGAGCTCGCTTCGACGTCCGGCATTCCGTACTTGTTCTTGGGCGGGTTCGCGGCCAACGACGCAGGTCTTCAGAAAGACCCGACCGGCGGCCCGATCCTCAAGGCGGGCAATATGGGCGGCTTCCCCGTCTATACGAACCGCTGGCTCCCCGCAACCACCGTTGGCTCGCAGGCAAACACGTCGTTCATGATCTTCGGAAACATGAAGGCGTGCGCGTTCGGCGACAAAGGCGACTTGCGCGTGGCCCAGTTCGAGTCCGGCTCGTTCGGCGGCAAAGAGGTGGCTCTTTCCGATCAGCGCGGCATCGTTTACAAGCACCGCCACGCATTCGTGGTCGTGCTCCCCAAAGCGTTCACCGTCATTTATACGGCGGCGTCCTAGTCCGCCTATGTCCGCCTCCCGGCTCTGCGCCCCTTTCCTCGGCGCGGGTCGGAGCGGACGGGGTTCATAAACCGCCCGTCGAAGCGCGCAAGCGTTTCGTCCCTTCCGATTAAAGTCGAAGGAAGGCAGGGGCCAAACATCTCATTCAATGCGTAACAATGTATATGACAACACCAAAGTTGTCGGCGGCACGACCCTCGTACCGCAGAGTTTCAGTGGTTCCAGCGCGGTAGACGGCGTGTCCGTTGACACGTCAGGAGCTGATAATGCCGCGATATACGCCCTCGGCGTAAGCGCATCTGGCTCGCCAACCGCAGCGACCCTTGCAGTAACCCTGCAGGAATCCGCCGATAACTCGACGTGGGCGAATGCGCTCGACAATACCGGTGCCGTGATCGGATTCACCCTCAACGTGCACGGCGCGAACGCGGAAAATGTGGCGCGCATCGAAGGCCTCAACCTTAATCGGAAGCGGTACCTTCGGGCGGTCATTACGCCTGCTTTCACAAGCGGCACTTCCCCGGCGAGCGTCGGTTTTGCCCAGATTATTCTCGGCGAGAACGGCCAATTGCCGGTAGACTCGACCGTTTCGAACACCTAATAGGTTTTCGAACCTTCGTTCCCGTGGCTCTTCCCGGTGAGGTAAGAGCCACGACACGAGGGTCCATCCCTCCGTAATAATGACAACCACCGAGAAAGTCTATCCTTATTCTCTGACCACTCTCCAGCGTGTTAAGGACCGCCTCGACATCACCATTGATGACAAGGACGCGGTTTTGACGCGCATGATAAACGGCGCCACGGACTACATCGAGCGCGAGTGCGGCAAGACCGGCCTTGAGATGTATCCGAATGACGGCCATTTCTTCCAAAAGAAATACCTGAACGAGGTCTATACCGCACAAGGAAGAAAGCAGGAGCGCCTCGTACTTCGGAACGCACCGGTCACCTATCTCATCGTCACGGGGAATCTCACGCAGGGATCCGCGAACGTAAGCGTCACCCCTTACACCGGCATCGTCACCGGAATGCAGCTTTACAACATACAGGGCCTTTTCCCTCAAGGGACAACCATTGCATCCGTAGGAAGCAGCGGCGCACTCACGATGAGCCAGCCTGCGAGCGTCACCCAAACAGGCGCGGTGTTCGAGATTTCGGGCCTCATCTCATTCCAGTGGCGCTCGGGCACACCGAGCAATCCGAATTGGACCGATTTCATTCAGGACCAATATGAACTCGACCAGCAGGGCCGGTCGGGCATCATACGCGTGTACGGCTCGATTCCCGGCCTCTACAACAACATGATCCGCGCGACCTACATCGCAGGGTTTCCCGTCGATTGGCAGAACGCCGGCAACGGCTCGACCCATCAGCTCCCTTCCGACCTCACGGGAGTGTGCGAGAACCTCGTTACCCGCCTATGGAAGCGCCGACAGCTCGACGGCAAGGCGAGCGAGGCAATTCAGGGAGCTACAACCGCGTGGAGAGACCAGCTCGACGCCCTCGACCGCAACACCATCGCAAATTATCGCCGCGTCGGCAACGTCTTCTAATTTCATGCAAGGAGCCACATTTTCAGTTTCAATACCCAATCTTCCAAAGCTCCAAAACGCCCTTGCGAACTATCCTTCAGTCTCGCAACCGATCATCCAGAAAGCCATCGTCGCCGCGCAAGCGATCCTTGCGAAATTCACCACCGGAGCCACGGTCCCCATAAAGACCGGCTACCTCGTGCAAAACTGGGCGTTCGAGATCGGTAACCTTCAGGCCCGCTGGTATCCCCGCGCGAGCTACGCACCCTATGTGGAGTTCGGTACCGGCCCGCATGAGATCAAAGCCGTGAACAAGCGCGTCCTTGCGAACACGGCTACCGGTCAGATCTTCGGCCCCGTCGTACATCATCCCGGCACAAAGGCCAATCCCTTCATGGAGAGAATCGTTATGGCCGCGCAGCCAGACATCGAGACGCTCTTCGTCCAAGCGCTCGATCAGGTAAACGAGGCGATCGCCTCACAGGCCAATGGGTAATACTCCCTCACAAAATATAAAAAGCGCGATCGTCACGGACCTGCAGTCTCTCGTTTCGAGCGGCGTTCTCGGATCGGTGGCCGCGGACGATTACACGAAGCTGAATCCTCTTGACCGGACGTGGGGCGCATTTCCGGCCGCGCTCGTCATCCCGCCGACCGTCAGCCAGTCCGAATATGAAGACGTCGCTACCAACCTCAGGGAATACACGTGGTATGTCATGGTCATCACGACGCCGGAGAACCTTCCGACAACCGACCCCACCTATCTGGAGGGCCTAATGGACGCAGTGCTTCAGGTTTTCGACAACGACGTCACCCTGCAGGGCATGGCCGTGGGAGGCGTTAATCCGGCGATCCTCGACCCGCCCGGGCCTGTGAGCAGCGGCTCCGTGACATTTATAACGATGTACATCACAATTAAGGCAAAGGTTCTCGTTCCCGCCGCAGTGCAATAAAACTAATCACCACATTCATTCCCTCCGCAATCACTGAACTTCATAGGGTACGCCTCAGCGAATCTCACCGGGGTAAACATCCCACCCTCGAAACCCGCCGGAAAATGAGCGAGGCCCACAAAGGTCATTACGTCTCGGCGGAGGCTCGACGGAAGATTGGTGATGCTCAACGTGCAATTCCACACGAACAGCGCAAGGGACAGGGTGGTAAGAAAGGAATGCCGGGACACCCTGTTTCCGAAGAACACAAAGCTCGACTTCGCATTATTCATACCGGGAAAATCGTAACTGCGGAAACGCGCGCGAAGATCGGCGCAGCGCATAAAGGGAAACCGTTGACTCCAGAACACATCGCCGCAGTAAAGGCCAACCTTCCGCGCGGCCCAGCTCACTGGCGATGGAAGGGCGGGTATTCCAATACCCTAGCGCTCAATGAAAAACGCTATCTACTTGAGCGAAATGCTGCCGGTTCCCACACACGAGAACAATGGGAGGCCCTGAAGCAACGGTGCAGATCCCGATGTGTTGCCTGTAATCGACCCGAACCCCACATCATTCTCACCGAGGATCACATTGTTCCATTGTCCCGCGGCGGTTCCAACGACATCGAGAATATACAGCCTCTATGCCAAAGCTGTAATTCCAAAAAGAGAACACAAATAATCAACTATCTCCATGCAGCTTAATTCCCCAAACAAAATGATCGAAGGTTCCGACGTCGAGAATAAGGACGTCCAGCCGACCACCATCAAAGCCACCTCGCAGCTCGAAAACGACTATTTTTACCCCGAATCGAATGGCTATCAGGCCATCACGATCCGCGCCGCCACCCGTCAGGATGCCGAAGCAATCTACCTCGAAAGACGGAAGCCGGTGAATCCGGGAAAGGTCGGTGAATCAGAAACCAACAACGAATAACCATGTCAGTAAAAGGAATAGGCCGGCGGTTCAGCATCGGCATCGCGAAAGAAGTCACCCGCGGCACCGCCATTTCATCGGCCAACCATTGGCTTCCCTTCAGCGACGCATCCCTCGACGAGAAGTACGAGAACGTCACGCAGGACGAGGCATACGGCATCATCGAGGATTCCGTCGGGCAGTTCCGCGTGAAGAACTGGGCAGAAGGCACGCTCAAGGTTCCCCTCACGGACCTCAGCTTGCCGCTGATCCTGTACGCGATGTTCGGCGCCAGCGCGGACAGCACGCACTCGGGCGAGACCATCGTCTACGACCACAAGGCTACCGTCGGCGAGAGCGCACAGCACCAGTCGTTGACCCTCTTCATCCACGATCCGCTTTCCGGCGTCGATTACTCCCACGCGCTCGGCGTCATCCACAAAATGGATCTCGACGTGGAGCTGAAGAAGTTCGCGGAGCTCTCCCTTTCGGTGAAAGCGCAGAAGGGCGTATCGCAAAGCTCCTTCACGCCGTCCATCGCCGCAGAGAACCGCTTCCTCCCGCAGTACATGACCTTCAAGTACGCGACCTCGGTCTCCGGGCTTTCCGGAGCGACCGCCATCCCGCTGAAGTCGTGCAAGCTATCGCTCGACGCAAGCATCGAGGACGACGACGTGCTCGGCAGCACAGCCCCGATCGATTACCTGAACAAAGAGTTCAAAGTGACCGGTTCGCTTGAGGCCATCTGGCAGAACGAGGCCGACTTCAAGACGGTCGCGCTCGCCACGCCGAACATCCCGCAGGCGATGCTCATTGAGCTCCAAAACACGGATGTCACGATCGGCAGCTCATCCCACCCCACGGTCGCCGTCACGCTCGACCAAGTGTATTTCACTGAGCTCTCGCGCCCGATCAAGGTCAAGGACCTCGTCTATCAGACCGTGAAGTTCAAAGCGACGTACTCGACCGCGAATTCCGAGATGTTGAACGTCGTAACCACCAACACCGCGGCTACCAGCGCGTAATAAACAAAATCCTCACCACAATGTCAGAACGAAAATCGAAAACAGTTACCACGCCTTCGGGAGTAGCAGTTGAGCTCAAGGAATACATCTCCGCCGGAGAGTTCCTCGACATCAATGACGCTAAAGAAGGAGCCGAACTCTCAAAGAGCGAGCTCGCAAAACGGCTTGTCACTATCGCAGTCGTTTCCATTGACGGCAAAATGGAAGACATCCCAACCCTGCTCCGCGCGCTTCCTCTCGGCGATTATCTCTTCCTCAGCAAGGAGGTCACGAAGATCGTGAACGGGGATTTTACGGAGGCGAAGACTCCAGCGCAGAGCTGATCTGGCACGAGTTCTTCGCCGTCGGGCGCGCCTACTTGCCGCCTGAACTCAAAGCTATCCTGCTCTGCAGAGAAATGAAGTGGGGCTGGGAAACATACCGCCGGCAACCACACTGGTTCGTGACGAACCTCATGCTGATGCTTCAGAACGAAGCAGAAGAAGCAAAGCGCAAGGCGAAGGCATGATTTGACATCTCGGGCCATCGCGCTTTAATTAAAGGAAGGTCGATTTATCGTTCCTATCCCTTAACCGCACGTACCCAGAATAGGACAGTTGTATGGAGCTTAATCGGCGCGAACCTAATCGATACGCGCCCTGCCTTATTCAATATATTCGGCAGCTTCCTACAACCCCCTATTATGAAAGCGCCCCCCACGTTCCTTTCCAACTCAATCCAAGAACCACAAAACCGCCTTGCGGCGGTATGTGGGGCCAACCACTCCCATCTATGCCGGTACATAGACATTTCGGTGATGACAATTGAGGTGTCATCACTTATCCCATCGTTGATCTCAATTAAGCCGCGGAAACCAATGTTTCAGGTCTTTACCACATTGTGTCCCATTCGGAATCAATCCAAACACAGGAGAAGATGTGTGCCTGCTTATGTTCTAAGCAGGTGCTTAAATCAACGACCGAGGAGCTTGGCCCAATTTTTCTAGCATTATCATAGTGGGTACGTGTTGTCAAGGGATGGGGATAGCGGGTATTGTCAGACACCCCGCTATGACGCATAGTTAAAGGGGTCGAAAGGTCGAAACCTAACCACGTATTAATTCAATGACAGACAGCAACAAATGCCCCAATTGCGGGCAATACAAAATCATTAAGACGAGCGTCCTACGATGGATACTGGCGGCGGTCGTCGTTTGCGGCATACTCCTGATTACTCTCCCCGTCGAAGTGATCCTAATTCCGGTCGCCATTCTCGCCGCGCTGGTTCCCAGCATGAGAGCCACCCATCCTTACTGCCGCAATTGCAGATGGACTGACAAATCCGTACCCGCCGACGCATAAAACCTCATGGGAGATTCCGAGCTTCAAATTCTCATAACAGCCGTTGATGAAGCATCGGAAACGATCGACGGGGTCAGCGCGTCAGTCACAGGAATGGCCGATGAAGTGGCCGCCTCGACCGATGCCGCCGCCGGCAGTTTCGCCGAGTTCGGTTTACAGGTGAATGCAACCACCGGAGAAATAGAAAATGCACTGCTTACACAAGAGCAGTCTTTTGCCGTTGCCGCTGATCTCGTGAACGCGAGCAACGAAGAGATGATCGACCTTATGGTGGAGGAAGGAATCACCGCGCAGGAAGCCGCAGCCACGATCGCAGAAGCGAATGCGGAGATCGCTTCCTCAAGCGTGGCGGCGAAGGGGGGATCGGCTGGAGCCTACGCCGGATTGGCCGCCATTGCCGGAATAGCGTTCCTTGCCATTAAGGGCGCGATAGACGACGCAATATCATCGGCCCAGCAGTGGGACGAAACATCCGCACAGGTCGCACAAATCCTCAAGGACACCGGCTCGGCGATCCCGCTTGACCAGATTCAGGCGTACGCGCAGCAGGTGCAATCCACCACTCTTTTCACGCAACAAGAGGCTCTCGCATCGGAAGCGCTGATCCTCAGCCACACCAACCTTCAGGGTTCATATGAGGAAACGACCCAGATGGCAGCCGATCTCGCCACAAAGATGGGAAGCGACCTACCGAACGCGACGCGAATACTCACGAACGCACTTACCGACCCCGTCGCGGGGTTGAACCAGCTCATCCGTCAGGGCAACATCGATTTTCCAGCAGCAACGGTTACCATCATCGAGAACATGGCGAAGGTGGGGGACACCGCAGGCGCCGACGCGCTCATCCTGCAGACGCTTCAGAACTCCATCGGAGGCGTAGCTCAGGCGGCGGCCGGAGCGCCCGGCGCTGCGCTCACCCAATTGGGCAACCAGATCACTGCCCTCGGCACCGCCATCGGAAACGATCTCTTACCCCTACTCGACAAACTCGCCCAAGACATCGAGCCGATTATCAGCGATGTCATTGCGTGGACGACTGCCCATCCTAAGCTCACCGACGCGATCGTACTCGGCGCGGCAGCTGTTGCAGGACTCGCTCTCGTCGTTGGCCTTTTGGCTGTGGCTTGGATCACGATAACTCCCGTAGTCGCGCTCGTAACGACGGTCTTCGGTGCCCTTGCGCTCGCCGCCTCGCTTCCTCTATTGCCATTCATCGCCCTTGGCGCGGCCGTAGTCGTTCTCGGGGCGCTCATCATTTCAAACTGGAGCGCGCTTGTCGCGGACGTAGAAGCGATATGGGAGATGATGGACGACGCGTTCTCCCTCGCGTGGAATTTCATCATCAACTACAACACGAACGGCCTCAACCTCATCAAGAGCGCCGTCCACAGCGTCATGAGTGAGATCTCATCCGACTGGAATGCCATCTGGACCGACATATCCAACTTCTTTTCGAATATTTGGAACGCCATCGTCAGCGGGCTCAAGACCGAGATCAATGACGTGATCAGCATCCTCGACTCTCTCATCAGCGCCATCGACGCTCTGCACATCAACATTCCTGCGATCACGATTCCCGGCACTAAGATCGGAACGCAGGCGGTGGACATCGGATTTGACATTCCCCAGATCCCACACTTGGCGACCGGCGGCATCGTGAGCGTTCCCACCGTTGCCCTCATCGGCGAAGCAGGCCCTGAAGCCGTCATGCCGCTCTCCGCAATGGGCGGCGCAGCGGGAGGCATGCAGCAAATCGTCATCAACATCAATGGCGGCGTATTTCCGGCCGACGCGAGCACCATCCGTCAGATCGGCAACCTCCTCGCGAACTCCATCGTTCAGAACATTCGCGTGAAGAACTACGCACTCTAGGATGGCAAGCGCAGTACGCATCTATGACAATTCGACAGACATAACAAAGTCGGTCGATTGGAAGTCCGTGGACATGGTGAGCGTCCTCACGAAGGAAGTGGGGACGCTGAAGTTCAACGTCCGTCAGGGCGTCGGGCAGACCTACCCTGTAAAGACCATTCCCGTCATAGGCGACACCATCGAGCTGTACGATTCAACCGGCATCATCTTCGGAGGCACGGTCACCGAGGTCGAGCCGATCATTAGCGGGCTCCTCATTACATGGCAGGTGACCTGCACAGATTGGGGCTATCTCCTCGACGGAACGCTCGTGAAGAAGAACTACGCCTATCTGGACCCTCATGATATTGCCGTGGACATCATCACCACGTTCTGTGCCGGCAAGGGCTTCACCACCAACAATGTGCAAACGGGGAATTTCCTCGTGCCCTCAATCAAGTTCAATTACCAGCAACCGAGCAAGGCGCTTCAGTCCCTCGCGACACTCATCGGCTGGGACTGGTTCATTGATCCCAACAAGGACCTCCACTTCGGCCTATACGACATTGACGACGGTTCGGGCGGCGGCGCGGTAGGGGCAGGCGGCGCGGCCCCGATCACTGTGGACGCGACAAGCGGCGAGATCGAGTGGAACTCGCTCGATGTGGACCTTCAGATCACGAACATGCAGAACAGCGTGTACGTTATCGGCGGGACGTATCCGCGTGTATTCACTGCCGCGAATACCCCTGATACCTTCCTCACTGACGGCACCACGCAATTCTTCTCTGTCGCCTATTCCTACACCGACACGTCCGGCTCTCAATATCCCTACGCGGCTCTCACCGTGACATTGAACGGCGTGCCGCAAACGGTAGGGACAGCAAACTCGACCGACCCGTCCACGGTGGACGTGCTCTACAACGGCACTCAGCGGTGGATACAGTTCACCGCGGGCGCGCCTTCATCGGGGCAGACCGTCAAGGTATATGGAACTGCATCGGTCCCCATCGTCGCTCATGCGTCAGACGCAGCGAGTGTTGCCGCATATGGTGAGCGACAGGGCGCCATCTCCGATACAAAAATCGCGACCGTGCCTGAGGCGCAGGCGCGCGCCACGGCCCAGATCCTCCAGTTCGGCCATCCGGTCTACGACGTCAAGTTCAACACCCTCATTCCCGGCTGCGCCGTCGGGCAAAGCATCTTCGTCGATCTTCCAGCCTTCGGCATTATCAAATTCCTCATCATCAAGCGCATTGAGGCCGTCGGCTACGCCCCGGGAGACGACACCCTGAACATCAACGGCATGCTCGAATATCAGGTCGAATGCATTGGTTCGGACAATGTCACCTTCACCGATCTCATGACGACCATCCTCCAGCAGGAAGCCAGTCAAACACCGGTAGACGACTCGACGGTCACCGAGAACCTTGAGGTGGCAGGGGAAAACCTCACGATCACTGAGACCGTGACCGCCTCGTCCGGGACAAAGCCTTATCTCTATGGTCCCACTTCTCCACAGCCGCGGTATGGTTTCTGCACCTATTCGTAACTATACTTATTACATATCCAATGAATGAAGGGCTGAGAATCACAGGCAGGGTCATTATCCGCTCACATCCGGCCGGAACGCTCCATCTCTACGAGAGCCTCAAAGCTTTAGGCAAGGTTGATCTCGCACAAAAGCTTCTCGCGGACGGCAAGATTGAGGTCGAACAGCACAACCTCATCGTCGATTCCTCAAACTACGGGATCGACATTCTCGTGCAGTACCTCATCAGCGCCTATAACGGATCATCGAATTTCCCTCTGGGCATCGCATGGGGTGAGATCGGGACGGGTTCCACGACCCCTGCCAATTCGGACACCGCCCTCACGACCCCGACGAACCGCGCTCCTGTCAGCTATGCCTTTGACAACGGATTCACCACCGCGTCCCTTCAGTTCTTCTTTCCGGATGCCGTCCTTGCGAACGAGACGTATTACGAGTGCGGCTCATTCATCGGCGGCTCATCCACAATCGGGACCGGCAATATGTTCAACCACGCGCTGTTCGGTACGCCATACAGCAAGAGTGCAGGCGTCGATACGACCCTCGAAATTGACGTCCAATTTGTAAATTCCTAATCATGAAATCCCGCCCAATCGGCCCCGGCCAATCAATCCTCGCATCACAAAACAACGACAAGCGTGACGACGCTCGCGCCAGCAGTTTCCTTTTAGCACATCAGCAGCTCGGCGCGCTTTCGCTCGGGACAGAGCCAACGAACGGGCAGGTGGTCCCCATCGCTATCAACGGAACGACAGTAACCGTAACGGCGGTGACGACAATCGGTTCCACCGCAAACAACGTTTTGATTGGTGGGAGCGCTCTCGCCTTCGTCACGAATCTCGTAAACTTCCTCCGCCGCCCCGACCTCACCACGTCAACGCAGGTCGCGGCCTCTGGCGCGAACCAAACGTTGCTTTCGTATGTCGGCTGGGCATGGCCCGGTTCATCGACCACCATCGTTCCCTTCTCACTCAATAAGAACGTGAACGGTCTCACTGGCCCGCTCACGAGTTTCAATATCACCGGCATCACAGTGACCTCCGGCTCATGGACAGCGCAGACGATGCAGCTCTACGTGGAGGACGGAACCTACTACATCAACGGGACGCGGTATCTTTTCACCGGCGCCTCGACGCCAACCGTCACCGCGCCGTCCTCACATCCTCGTATCGACCTTCTTACCATCGATACATCAGGCACGCTCGCGTGGACGAGTGGAACCGAAGTATCATCGCCTACTACACCGACGTATCCCGCGAACAAGCTCGCAATCTGCGAGCTCTACAACGTCGTCTCGGAAACCGCGCTCTACGACAACGAAAATCAACAGAGCGGCGAAGGATACATCTCGAACGATGTACGGCCAACGGCTAGCTACGGCCCGGTATTCAGCGCGATTGCCGAAGACCTTGCCCCGGATGTAACAGACACCCGCAATATCGGCGAAAGTTCCGGTAACGAATGGAACAATATTTATGGCAAAAACATATACGCCGCAACCGTTCTGCAAATCGGTGGCTTGAACGCTGCGGCGGCGAAATTTGGCGGCACTGGAGCGGACGGCGCCCTCTCTATTACGAGCGGCACAACGACCTTAAGTTTCAGCAGTGCCTCAAAGCTGACCAAAAACTATAGCTCAATCTCCATTACCGGCACCGGTGTCCTCGGTTTCTCAAGCGCGGCTACGAACGGGTCAACTGCAATCCTGAAATGCGCGGGCAACTGTACGATTACCTCCTCCACCAACCCTTGTATCGATGTCAGGCTCATGGGCGCAGGAGCTGTGACCAACGGCTATGGTCTCGTGTCAGATGTCTTTGCTGGCTCCGATGGCGCTGGCCGCGGTACCGGCAGTGCCGGATTAGGCGGAGCATCGCAGACATGGAACACGGTATCCGCAATCGGAGATGCCATACCTGTCGGCCCCGGCGCGGGCGGAGGTACGTCGCTTGGCGTCGGCGGAACGGGAGGTGGGGGCTTGTACATCCAAGTTGCCGGCGCGTTCAACTTCACGGGAACGATCAATGCAAGTGGACAGGCCGGGGGCAATGACACGGCAGCGGACGGTGGAGGCGGTGGCGGTGGCGGCGGATCAGTGTGCATCGTCTATAACACCCTCACGGCAAATACCGGTACCGTCACGGTTAGCGGCGGCACAGGAGGCTCGGGCCATACCGCAAGCATTGGTGAAGTGGGCGGGGGAGGTTCTGGAGGCGGAGCAGGTCTAGCAGGCAAAGGGACCAACGGAAGTGCCGGAACAAGCAATACCGGCGGCGCCGGGGGCGCCGGAGGCGCGGGCCTCGCTATCGTCGAACAAAATTCCGTATTCGTATAAAGCACCATGAACCGACCAACCATAACCATCGATCTCTTGTGCAAATGTGGCACGAAGTGCGGCACCCTTGAGGTGCGTCCGGATCATCCCGCCGGAAAGGATCTCAAGAAGCACGGCATTGAAAAGGTTGAATGCGACGCCTGTCGCGGCAAGGAACAATCAGCCCGATAGCCATGGACGACGAAGCAAAACTCCCAACCCAGCCCGGCAGTCCGACCTCTGAACACGGCCAGATCATGTTTGCGATGGGAAAGATGTTCGGCCGCCTCGACGCGATCGACGCCAAGCAGGCCTATGCGAACGGCCGCACAGGCAAGCTTGAAGACGCCGTCGCCGAGATCAATAAATGGCGGGAAAAACAGAACGGCGAGAGTGCGGGCAAGCGATACGTGTGGAATCTTCTCTATGTCTTCGCGGGTCTCATTCTCGGCGCGCTTACCGTCTACTTCACTGTTCGAAAGTAGCCACAAGTTATGCACTCTGGACACCTGCTAAGAAACCATCACAATTAACAGCAATGCCCCCCAAGAACCTCGGCGCACTTGAACGGAAGCCGGATCCCCGCGATATTCTGCTCGGCTCCGTTCAGGCACCCGGAGCAATTCCCGCCTCATTCATCCCTGATGTCTCGTGGCTCGTCCGGAACTATCAGGGACAAACCCCGTGTTGTGGCGCGCACGCCTCATCCCACTTCCAAGCGATCCTCGAACACGACCTTACGCCTGCCGTAAACGAGCGATATACACCCCGCTTTTCGTGGATCAAGATCAAGGCCATCGACGGCTATCCGCTCGAATCGGGAACGGACATGCGCTCCATCTTCAAGTCCCTCACGAACGATGGAGCGGATGACTTCGAGCCGCTTGAGAACGACGTTACGCTTCCGCTTACGACGTATTCGGATCCGTCCGCTGTCACGTCCGACATGGTGACGAACGCAAGCGCGAAAAAGATCGGCAGCTACGGTTTCGGCAATACCGATTTCGAATCAATCTGTCAGGCGATCTACCAGAACAAGGCCGTCCTCCTGCTCGTCAAGTGCGACGACGGATTCTGGGGAACATCAACGCCGACGTTCACTACTCCGGAGTACGGGCACTTCATCACTGCGTACGGATACGACGCCGATTTCATTTACATCGTGGATTCCGCCGACCCGAACGATGCCTTCGCCTTCAAGAAGATCGCGAAGCAGTACGTCAATTCCCCAACCACTTTTATCTTCGAAGCTGGCACAGCCGTGGACGTTCCGCCGGCAGTAAAGCAGGCTCTTACGACAAATGTCCCCGTGCCCGCGAGCGTCACGCAAGCGCTTTCGACCGGCCAGCTCACGCTTGCCGAGCAGATTCTCAACGATATTGAGGCAGCCCTCGCTCTGATACAAAAAGAAATCTAAAAGGTCGAAACCATAGCAAACAGTTCAATGAACGTAACGAAATATTCTTTCCTTTCCAGCAAGACTTTTTGGTCTACCGCCGTTCTCGTCGTTTACAACTTTGTCACGGCGATTGTTCCGGTGTTCCCGAACATCGGTTGGCTCTCGACTCTCGTGAACCTCTTGGGCCTCGTGCTCATCACGGTCTTCCATGTGTCAGGTGTGAACGCCGCAGCCGTTGCTTCAGCACAAGCAACAGCATCAAGCGCCGCCGCCCCCACAGTGCCGAAGCCTGTTTCTGGCCAGCAGTAGAACCTCCACTCCAGTAGCTCTCACGGACGGGGAATCCCAGCTAAGCCGCGCGGCTTGCTCCTACAGGATTGCTACTGGCGTGGGGAGGTCTACCCACAAACATCTGACTAACCACAATGTCAGCAACAATAAGTCTTAATCTACAAGGTAAAGAGCATCAACAGGCCAAAAGTCATGCCTACTATGAGCGTAACAAAGAAAGGATATTAGCTAGGATTAAAGAATATAAGAAGAAACATCCTGAAGTCGCGCGTCGGCATAGTAAACGATGGTATAGGCAACACGTCATTCAGGCGCGCTTTTATGACAGCCGGGTTAAGGCAAAGAAGCACGCCGCTACCGGCACTCATACATTTCAGCAATGGCTAGATCTTAAAGCTAAATATCTATTCTGCTGCTTGGCCTGCGGCATGAAAGAGCCGTTCACCGATCAAAAAGTCAAACACCTCACCGAAGACCATATTGTTCCCCTGTC